CATGTCTTTTTCCATACCTTTGGATGAAGTTTGGTATGATGCCTGGATGTCTATTATCAGTGAGGTTTATAACCCCACTCCTAAGGCAGCTCAGGTTGATGGCGAAGCCTCTCTGAAGATTGGTGAGGGACTTAGTGTTAATAAGGAGTTCACTCCCTATAAAGAGGGTTTGACAATACAAGTTGCTGGAACGGTGGACAAGAATTGGGCTCAGAATTTTACATGGAATACTGGATATAAGCGATCAGAGTTTTATGGTATTTATGGTGATCTTGGGTATGCGCCTGTTAGGCCGACTCAAGAAGGATTTGATAATGCTTTATTGGCTTATAAGGATGTTAAGGTTGATGCTCCTTTTGTTGTTAGAGAGGGTTTTGAAGTAGTAGAATTCTTTGATGTTATTTCGGAGTGGATGTTTGAGCAATGTCCACCTGTGAAGAATATTACTATCAAGACGTTTGATGAAGGAGTTAGGGGTGTTAAGCCTATTAAACCGTTGGCGTTGAATACTGCTGTTGGAGGACCGTTGAAGGGACAAAAGTCTAGTTTGAAGGATGGAACTGCTAGTAAGAAGTCAGATTGGCTTCGTTACGACGCATTTGGTGAGATACAGGTTGTTGACCCTTTGGCTCGTGAGTATTGTGACCAATACTTTGGTGTGTTGATGGATGGTAGATTACCTTTGGACGCTTACTGTGTTTTTGGAAAACAGGAAGTGTTGCCCAGAGGTAAAAATATGCGAACAATACAAGCGGGAAGTATGGCAGGAGTTATTGCTGGTCGTAGGCTCACAATGGATTTTCAAATTGCGATGATGAAAGACCCGGTTCGTAGTTTTAGTTCTGTTGGACTTGATGTTCATGGAACTGATCCTGCGGCTTTGGTTTTTGATTTTATGATGGCTGGTATTCGTGATATCTTTAGTGGTGATTATCAAAAGTATGATCGTAGGTTGAAGAAACTTATTTGTAGAACCGCTCAATTGTGGATTGTTTTATGGCACAAGAGATCAGGAGCTACGGAACAGCATCAAACTGCTGTCTGGCTCATTATTGAAAATGCTATAAATGGATTCATAGTTTATGGAGATGTACTTTTGAAAAACAATTTCACTAATCCTAGTGGATTTTTTATTACAACTTTCTTTAATATTGTTTGCAATGTTTTTATGTTGGCTACATGTACTATTCGTCAAGCTTTAACTATTCCAAAATATAATATGCTGGAGTACTATCCACACATTCGTGTGCAGTACCTCAGTACTACTAATGAGTTGGATACTAAAGTTTGGTCTATGGCGTACAAGGTTTTGTCTGGAACTAAAGTCAAAGCTTATGGTGATGATCATATGCTTGGCTGTAATCAATTTGACTTGGATTCAGCTTTTATTGCGGATAATATGATGAAGGAATTTGGAATGACAATTACGAATACTGATAAGAATGGACCTCCTGATGTTAAACCTATCGAGGAAGTTTCTTATTTGTCTCGTTCTCTTGGAAAAGTTTTTGAGCATCGTTGTCCTCTTGATGTTAATGTGGTTAAATGCATTAGTCAATTTATGAAGGATGACAACCCAGGAACTTATGAAAGTATGAGAAATTCAATGGAAATTGAAGGATCCCACTTGAGTTTTGAAGAGTACGAAGCAATTAGGAAAACTTTCAATGATAGTTTGGCATCTAGGAAAAATCGGCTTACAATGAGACCATACACTGTCGTTTTCAATGCTCGTTTGAATGATGCCTTACCTCCACACATGGCTGTGGGTGGTTTGGTTGCAAGTGAGCGTCATGAAATGGCGATGCATGGAACTGGTTATGTACAAGGAGAATCAAATGCTTGGGAATTATATACGGCTACTGATAATGTACCTATTGCACTTTTAACGGGTGTGGCATGTACTTTGGCTGGAGTTGTATTTGGTTTGGAATACGCGATTGTTGTGGCATCTTTTTCAAAGATGTTTGGTTCTCTTTTCGAAATGTTTATGATTGAAATTGGCGAGCGAGGGGATAAACGAATACATTGGTTTGTTTGGTTGTTCTATGCAGCAATGATGTATTCCCATTTTCCTCGCTATGTTTTTTATTTGGGCGGATGGTATCACTATTTTGAAACTTTGAATGCAATTTCTGTTAGTGTCGTGTTTTTGACGCAATTACCCACAATGGCTGGGCCTATTTGGTTGAAACGTGATATTTTACAGCGATTTGCTATTCGTATTCTGGTGGTGTGGTTGAGTGTATTCTTGATCATTGGGGCTAGTAAAATCCTTGATGTTGACCTTGTTCGTAAAATTGATATTCTTCAATTTAACGATGAAGGTAAAGTTACTAGTAGTAGTATGATGGAGATTGGATTCTCAGAAATAGTTAAGAATGTCGCGGGAACTCACATGGCTGTTTTGCTTACTTGGTTTGCCAAACAGATGTGGGGCGACTACATGTTTTTTGTTGTTTGTTGTT